CCCATACTTTTCAGTAGCTAATTTCTTGAGGTCTGACGAAGGTATAGATGCCCTTAAAATGCTTGAAAACAGTATTTCTTAGGCTATATATAGGGTATTATAGTTTTATTTAAAGTCCTTGGGGGGGTACTTCTGTACCCTCCTTTTTTTTATTTATCTTTGTAAAAAGTGCACAGATGATTAACTCAGTTAGAAATACCGTTTTGTCTGTTTTGAATAAAAATAACTATGGATATATATCTCCATCTGATTTTAATTTGTATGCAAAACAAGCACAGATAGAAGTATTTGAAGAATTCTTTTCGCAATATAATAAGATTATAAATATGGAAAATGCTCGTATGTCGGGAACGTCATACGCAGATTTAGGAAAAGTTATTGCAGAAGCTATTGAGACATTTTCACAAACATCATCATTGTCTCAGGTTTCTGCAGGTACAAATAGATATTACTTGCCTTCTTTGATAACAACAGGATACGATTATTATATGATTAATAAGGTATTGTGTTATGATGCGTCAGGAATGACAAGAGTTTTAAAAGGAGAAGCTGAAAAGGTAAATCATAGTAAAATTACTATGTTAAACAGCTCACTACTTACAGCCCCAACAGAAACATATCCTGCATATATTCAAGAGGGTGGTATAATGACAGTGTACCCTGATACCATTAATCTACCAAACGAAGTTGATGCACAGTATTTTAGGTTTCCAAAAGACCCTAAATGGACATACGTCACACTTTTTAATGGTGAGCCTGCTTTTGACCAATCACAACTTGATTATCAAGACTTTGAGGTTCCATTAGAAGATGAATATAAATTAGTAATTAAGATTTTACAATATTCAGGATTATCTATTCGTGAGGGAGAAGTTGTTCAATTTGGACTGTCTCAAGAGCAACAGCAGCAACAACCAAATTTTAAATAGCAATAACTATAAGTAATGGCATATATTTCTCAGTATCAATATTACGAAAATGGTGGAGTAAATCCCGAAAATAAAAATTGGGGTTCTTATCAATATGTTAGCCTGTATGATGTAGTCAATAATTTCTTATTGATGTATTCAGGTAACCACTCGTTAGTAAATAATGAGGAGCGTTACAAGATATTGTTTCACGCAAAACGTGCGATACAAGAATTGAATTACGATGCATTTAAAGAAATAAAAGTATTAGAGCTTACTGTTGATGATGGTCTTAGATATATTTTACCATCAGATTTTGTCAATTGGGTAAGAGTAAATTTGTATAAAGATGGGGTACTTAGACCATTAACTGAGAATATTCAAGTTCTTTCTTCAAATGCATACCTTCAAGACCAACAGGGGAGTATACTTTTTGACGAACAGGGGAATGTTCTTCAACCTGAATTTTCAGAAATTGATTATGATAGGCTTAGGGGTACTAAAAAAAGTATATACTTAAATCCTCAAGGTAAATATAACGGGCAGTATGGATGGAATGTAGATGGGGCTTGGTATTTTGATTATAGCCTCGGAGAAAGATACGGTCTTAATACAGAGACTGCAAATAGAAACCCAACATTTAATATAGATAAAAAAGCGGGTGTTATTAATTTTAACTCAGATATGTATAACCAATCTGTAATACTTGAGTATATATCAGATGGTATGGAGAATGGCAATGATTCAACTGTATCTGTAAACAAGTTATTTGAGTCGTATATATACGCATATATACGATATGAAATACTTAATTCAAAGTTAGGTGTCCAAGAATACGTGATAAATCGTGCAAGAAAGGAAAGAGGTGCTTTGCTTAGGAATGCTAAAATAAGAATTAGTAACATACATCCGGGTAGACTCTTGATGAATCTACGTGGTATGGACAAGTGGCTTAAATAATATGGCAAATATTACAAGGAATTTTATCGCAGGTAGGATGAATAAGGTTGTTGACCAACGCCTTGTTCCAAATGGAGAGTATATTGACGCTATGAACGTAAGGATGGGTTCTACTGAGAACGCTGAAATTGGCGTTATAGAAAACTCAAAAGGCAATCTTCCTCTTACCGCAATAAGTTATATAGACGGAACACCTCTTAGTGGGAGTGCAAGGTGCATAGGTGCTTTAGAGGATAGTGCACGTGAGTCAATATATTGGTTTATACACGACAAAGATTTCCCTGTAGGTGCTACGGGCAAACTTGATATGATAGTATCATTTAATGTGTATACAAACATATTGACATATCATATTATTAGCATTGATGATGGAGATGGTGTAAATACAACCCTAAATTTTAATGAAACATATCTTATAACAGGTGTTGACCTTGTCGAAAATCTTTTGTTTTTTACAGATGATTATAACGCTCCAAGATTTATAAATATAAAAAGGAACTACCCTAATCCAATTTTAAATATAGACCAATTTATAGGTGAGTCTTTGCTCGTTATAAAACAACCTCCTATAGAATCTCCTGCTATACAGCCTATAGTTACGGGAGGTCAAGAAAATTTTATGGAGACACGGTATATTTGTTTTGCCTACAGATATAGGTACCAAGACAATGAATACTCTGCAACTTCTCAGTTTTCTGCTCCTGCATTTTTACCAAATCCATTTGATTTTAGCATTAACAGTTTTCTTAATGAGGGTATGGTAAATCTTGCTAATTCAGTTATAATTACTTATAACTCAGGAGGTCCTCTTGTAGTAGGTATTGACCTTCTATTTAAAGAGGCACAGAATAATACAATAAGGGTTATTGAGAAGCTTGATAAGTCTACACTTGGTCTTTCTGATAATACTGAATATACCTACGTATTTACCAATAGTAAAATATTTACAATATTGCCCGAATCTGAGATACTCAGATTGTATGATAATGTTCCTTTATTTGCTAAGTCTCAGACAATTATGGGCAATAGGCTTATGTATGGTAATTATGTTGAGGGGTATGATTTAGTTGATGAGTTTGGACAACCTGTTAGGTTTGAATATTCTACAGATTTAATTACAGAGTTAGTAGATACAACACAGCTTGTTGATACTACTGATACGGGTATTTATAATATTAATGGACCTCAGTCAATACCAAATGCAGTATTGTATTTTGATTTAACAGATAAAGAATTAATTGCAGGTTCTTCTATTAGTGCTGAAGTAAGATTAAATCACGAAGAGTTTACGGGAGATACCCCATTCCCTACTGAAATAAGCGAAAATATAAACATTACATTTTCTTTTATATTAAATAGAGATTATACTTCGGTATATGATTTAGCTACAAGTGTTGAATTTCAAGATGCTGTCGGTACTTCTGTAAATATCAATCCTGTCTATCCATTCACTCCGGGTGGAGCTACTCTTACAGACCAACTGAATGATGCATTGCCAATGAACTTGAATGCATTAACTAAGTTTTCAAGTGGTGTTAGTGCAGGTGGTCAACCTATAACTGTACTTACTACGCCCGGAAGTCAACTTATAGGTTTACAATTTATAGCAATGAGGTACGTTGATGATACATCGACACCTACATTTAATGTATATGAATACTATTCTGTAGCATTTGCTGAGGTAACTTATCAAAAAATAAATTCTCCAAGAAGCCTTCATAGTAATAGGGGGTATGAGATTGGTATAGTTTATATGGATGAATACAATAGGGCTTCAACCGCATTGGTTAGTCCTAATAATACAATATCTATCCCTTGTGCTAACTCAAGTACAAAGAACTCTATACAAGTAACAATACCTCCAACACAAAGAGCACCTTATTGGGCTAAGAGATATAAGTTTGTAATCAAACCCGATGAGGAGAATTACGAGACTATATATAGTAGTATATTTTTTAATGACCCATTATCTAATGATTCATACTTTTTACTTGAAGGGGAAAACTCAAGAAAGGTAGAAACAGGTGATAGGCTTATTGTGAAAGCTGATACAGGAGGTCCAACAACTACTTGCGTGTATGCTACTGTTCTTGAAAAAGAATCAAAGGTAGAAGGATTTATAACTATACCAAGTGAACTTGACCCAACTGTAGATATACCTGTCCCATCGGGAGTGTATATGAAAATCAATCCGAGTAGTTTTGCTGCTGTTCAAGATGAATTAGCTATAATTGCTCCGGGTACTGTTCAAGTGGATGAGAATAATCCGGGAGATTTCCCTATTCTAAACTATAGTATGAATTTATATAGAGGTGCCGGATTCGACCCTCTTAATCCAACATGGGAATATGGCGATTATGATGTCCCTGCAGGAAGTAGAATTAAAATTGACTTTAAGTTTCAGAGATATGGAACAGGAGACGGAAACAATGCTTGTGAAAAAAGAATATATACATTAGAAAAAACATTAATATCATCAAGTTCTTATGTAAATATGCAAGATTGGTGGAATGGAGAAAATGTTGAAAATGTAATCACAGAAGGAATTATTAATGTAGGAGCAGGAGGAGGTACAATAGATAATGAATATATATCTACATTAGCTTCTTCAAACGTGGACATACCAACTGCTATAGGCACAAACTACTATAGGTTTTATCGTAATCCATCTACTAATCAGTTGATTTTAATTCTTAGTGGTACTGTAAGGTGTGGTGGTGTTTTATCTGCAGCAAAAAGAAGGTCTACCATTATTGCTAATGTTGAAGTGTTTAGAGCTGAGACGACATTGATATTTGAAACGGAACCACAAGATGCATTGCCCGATATATTCTTTGAAAATGACTTGTCGTTTGCTATAGATAGCAATGGTAATCATAGTGGTAATGTACAAAATCAAAACATATCAGGTGGTCAATCTGCTATTGTTGATACCGATTTTTTTAACTGCTTTTGTTTTGGCAATGGTGCTGAGAGTTACAAAATAAGAGACTCAATTATAGGAAAAACATTTAATCTTGGTAACAGGGTTACATCTGTTTCTGCAGAGAACTATAGGGAAGTAGATAGATTTTCTGACATTACTTATAGTGGTGTATACAATACTGAGTCCAATGTAAATAAGTTAAATGAGTTCAACTTAGGGCTGCTTAACTTTAAACCACTTGAGCAGTCATTTGGTCCTATCTATAAAATGGACGGAAGAGAAACTGACATTCTTGTTCTTCAAGAAGACAAAATATCTTATGTACTTACAGGGAAAAACTTGTTATCTGACTCTACGGGTGGTGGTGTTGTTGCATCTGTCCCTGAAGTTTTAGGAACACAGATTGCAAGGGTAGAAAAGTATGGCATTAGTTTCAACCCTGAAAGCTATGTTCAATGGGGATATGATAGATATTTTACAGATGTTAAACGTGGAGCTGTTATACAATTAAAAGGAAACTCATATAGCAATGACCAACTTAGGGTAGTATCTGAGAGTGGTATGAGGACTTGGTTTAGGGATGAGTTTATTAATTCATTCAATACACAAAAACTTGGAGGATTTGACCCGTACTTAAATGAGTATGTATTAAGCATTAATACACAGGGTGTCCCTTCAGTTCAAGAATGTGTTGATTGTGGTATATCTCAAACAGCAATAGTACAAGAGGATGATACTCTTAATTATTGCGTTGCTGTAGGTAGTATTGTTGGAGATGTTATTGTAAACTATGAGGTTACAGGAACAACATTATTTATTGTTGAGGCTACCTACAATGGAACAACAGTTTCTTCCGGAGAGGTTGATGAATCGGGTTTTATAGAAGTAGATAAAAATCTAAACAATATAGATTTTATAGACATACAAATAACCGCAGTAGACGGGGCATTGCCAATAACTGTTACGGTTGATTGTCCTATTTCAGAAGAACTTACTATAGTTGAGGTATGTGTTACAAGCAGTGTAGAGTCCGGTATGTATATACATAATGAGTATAGGTATACCAATGGCTCCTATGTATCACCCCTTCAGTCTAACTTAGTTACATTCTCTTCGGGCACGGAAAATCCTCTTGTTTCAAGGTATAACTTGGTATCGGGGGCTCCGGGCACAGGTGGGTTCCCGCCTGCAGGAAGCACAATGAGGCTCGCTTCCAACAAGATAAACTTTGATGATTTCGTATTTGATGCACTTCAAGACAAGTTCTTGTATTATAGAAGCAATACATTATATGGAAACACCCCTGCTGAAATATCAGACCTATTGGATGCTGCATCTTTGGCTACCCCAATAGCAGGTGCTTCTCCGTATTATTATGCGGATTTCACCGTACCTTCGGTAGGGCAATACTTGTATATAATATGGGACTATAGGAATGCTCTTGCTGTTGAATTGTGTTATTCTGATATTGATGAAATTGATGCGTGTTGCGGGTGTGCACCAACGGGAGACCCTATTGTTTTGTGTTATTCAGATATAGATGAGCAGGACGCTTGTTGTGATTGTGATACAACATCTTAAAAATATATAAAAATGGCTATTAGTTCAACTTTTTATTTAGATTCTCCTTCATTATCAACGGCTACAGCTATATATGCTGACCTATACTTGACTACTCTTGCTGCTGATGGATTTTATTCTGAAGGCACAATAGTAAGAGAGCAGGCACTTGGTGTTCTTTTGCCACAAGTAATATGCCCTTCATGCGGTAGTGTTGAAGCAACATTTGATGGAGATTTTACTTTATGTGTACAAGCAGGAGCTACGTCAGATTATAGGGCACAAGACGGAAGTTTTACTCCGGGACATTTTACGACAACATCTACTATAGTGCAAAATACTTGTAGTGGACCGGTAGATGTTAGCGGTACTTTAACGTCAACACAAGGACCTTTAATAATATTAGTTCCATCTGTTCCAAGTGGAGACACAGCCGTAATTGTTGCACAGGGTATTGGAGCTACTAATGCTGTTATCACAACGGCAGTAGTAAGTGGTGTTTTACGAATTATAATAACACCAAATAGTTACCCCACAACTGTTATATTAAATGGAACACTAACTGTTACGTTCCCATAAATAAGAATATACAATAAATGAACAATACATTAACGTATAGTGAAGCAGCACAAGGGTTTCCTTCTTTTTACTCCTATTACCCTGATTGGATGATAGGTATGAATAACTATTTCTATACGT